TTAAAGCCAGGTAGGCTGCACCGCGAGGACATCGGCTGGCCCCTTGGACGTGTCGGCCACCAAAGCCGTCATCGTGTCCTTGGCATCCGAGCAGGCTTTGATCGTGGCGGACTTCCACGCGCCACTCTGCTCAAGCACACCGAGTATGTCGGTCGCCGCCATTTGCACCCAGACGTTTTCGAGCACGCGCAGCTCCATCATCGCGCTGCCCTGTCCCTTGGCGATCGCGATCTGGGCCTGCAGCGTGAGGCCCAGCCAGTTCGTCTGATCGTCGGCGCCCATCTGCATAATGAGCGTCCCAGCCTGCTGGCCGGAGGCCAGCTTGAAGGCTGAAAAATCATACGAGAAGCCTGCCGCGATCATGGCATCGCGGGCATTGTTGAAAGCCGCCGCCTGTTCGGTGGCGATCTGCTGCTTGAGTGCGGCGAGCTGATCGGCGCTCATGCCGGCGGTGATGTCCACAACCTGCCACTGCTGTGCCCAGGTACCATTGGTCTCGACGGGCTCGACCTCCTGCGCGGTCTGCAGGCGGGTCAACGCTGGCTGGGGGGTGGCGAAGACCGGATCGATGTTGAAGAAGTCGAACTCGGCCTCGGTCAGCACGGCGGGGATCGCGAGGGCTGGGTATTCCTGCCGCAGGATGGCGTCGGTGATCGGGTACTGGCCGGTGGTGCGATTGCGATAAGCGACGATGCTCATGACAGATCCTTAGGCTATGGCCAGGAACAGATAGTTCCCGCCGCTGACATTGATGAAAGAGGTGGTGTTCTGATTGACGAAGATACCCGCGGCGTTGGGGCTCACACTGTCCACCGAAGTGACCTGGGACGCCTCGGTGTTAAGTGTCAGATAACTGTCGTTGCCGGTGGTGATGCCTTGCACGCTGTCGAAAACGATCCAATCGCCGGTTGCGTCGAGCCGCTTGACCATGAAGAAGCGAGGGCTAAAGCCAGTCGTGATTAGGTGCGATGAGTTAGAAGTTCCATCGCCCGTGTAGGTGCCCACCTTTGATACGCCGGGGCACGAAGCGAACAGTATCGATTCCATGTTGGTGCCGGTGCCCAAAGCGGTCGAGTCGATACCGAAATCGGAAGCGGTTGGTGGAGTCGTGCCATATGCACCGGCCTGAGTGGTCACCGCTGCATTGTTGTTCAGGATGAGTAGGCTGTTCACGCCTCCTGCTGCGTAATAGACAGACCAGGATTTTATTGTCGTGTCCCGCGTTTTAGTCAGGATCAGTTCTGGGACAGCCCCGAGGCCCATAAAGGGCACTCTCTGGTTGGTCGTGCCGGCGCTTTTCCAGCACGCCACGTCAAGGAAGTTCGGCGCGCGCCGGAACATCCAGGCGATGAAGGAGCTGGAGGCGAAGAAGCTCGATTGCGTGAACCCATCGTTGATGTCGAATGAGGCGCCTCCGGTATTCGAGGCCTCTACCGCCGACGCGTCGGTTTGCAAAAACTGGCCGCTACCGCAAAGCCGGCTGGACACTGCGGCATGTTCGCCCGACTGGGGGGTGGGGAACTGCGCCTCGATGACGAGATCGATCGGGAAGCCCGCTGTGATCTTCGTGGTCGACACCCCCTGGGACTTGACGTTGAAGACCTGGGTGCCCGCGGTAGGCGTACGCATCGGCCCGCGTCGTATCGCCATATAGCAATAGGTCGCTCCAGAAGCATTGATGGTGGCATCGACGAGAACGATTTGGAAGCCGGTAGGACTGACATTCACGGTCGCCCCACCGAAGTACTGGCCTTCCGACGACGTCTGGTTGGGGCGCATCTCGCGAGCGCCCGTTGGCCCCGCGCCAGGAAGGCTCCTTGATGCGTCGAAGATAAACCAGTCGGAGGAAGACCCCGTCGACCTCTTCACCATGATGAATTGGGGCTCCCACCCGAGGTTGACGGTGGGTCCGGCAGCCAGGCCGTTTCCGGCATAGCTCCCGCATTGGATTATACCGCTGTTCGAGGTGTCATGCGCCCACAGGTAGGCCACATAATAGGCACCCGACAGATTGGCCGAGCTGGCGATCGTGATGTCCTGCGCCGAAGTCGCCGTGACCGAAGTGAAAGATGCTGCCGCGACCGCGGTGCTCTCCAGCGCCATCTCGCCCGTGGCCGATCGGTGAGCTGCAATCCAGGAGCCGGCGTTGTCGTATCGCTTGACCACGACGAGACCGGGGGCAATTGCGAGCCCGTGAGTGATCTTCCGGCCCGAGGTGCCATCCCCGATGTACTGGACGACATCGAAGAACTTTGACGCCTTGCGGAAAGCGTAGCCGATATACTTGTCGCCGCTCTTTCCCGTGGCGGCATTGTTGCCCGCGGTGTAGCCGTCGCTCGTAAATGACGTGAGACCCAGAGGGCCAGCCTGCAGGGCCGTTGAGTTGCTTTGCATGGAGATGCCCGCGCCGCGGATGGTGTCGTAGACCTGCGGGCTCTGGGCCGTGGTGCGGTCCATGATCCAGACCATCCCGCCCTTATCGACAAGATCAACGCCGCAGTGAACGGCCGAGGTCGATCCGTCGCCGACATAGGCCGTCGCCGCGAACACATCCTCGATCATGGTCCCCGGCGTGCCGGTGCCAGCCGCCAGCAGCGCGGAGAGGAGGCTCATCGCAGCACCTTGCCGTAGACGGTCGTGCCGCCATCATCGGACCACAGCAGGGCGAAGTCGACGCCGGTGGTCTGCAGGGTATAGGGGAACGTGGTGGTGTAGGTGCCGCTGCCGTCCGTCTTCATCCAGTTGATGCCGGCCGGCCAGGTCACGACGGCCGAGCCACCGTTGGTGATCTTCAGCATCAGAAGCGCCTCGTTTCCCGCCGCCGGCCAGCCGGCCAACGCCACCGTCAGCGCTCCGCCCACGGTGATAGACTGGACGGCGCCCGCGGAGACGGTGAAGGTCTGCGTCCCGCTGGACTGCGTCCCCTTGGCCGCGACGGTGTAATACTCGCCGATCATCTTCTGGCAGCCATTCGCGTCGAGCTGGGGGATGCCGTTGGCCACATTGCCGACAGCCAGCCCGGCGCCGAGGTTCTTGCCGGTGGTATCGGAATAGGTCGGAATGTTGCCGGTCGTCGAGTTCGCCGGACCGTTCACGGTGCCTGTGCCATTGGTGCCCGCCGTGCCTTGCGGCCCCTGGCTGGCGATGTTCATCCAATATTGCCCGGCGGCTGGGGCCTGGTTGGTATTGGCCGTCAGGGCGACCCAGGAGCCCCCGTTGTAGGAGATCAGGTCCATGGCGGCATAGTTCGACGCCGCCGACCAGGCGCCGCGCGGATTGAAGGTGCTCGCGCCGCTGGTGGCGTCGACATAGGCCGAGACGTGGTAATGGATGCCGGCCGCGCTGGGGTTGGCCAGCAGCTGATCGCCCGGCATCAGGTCGATCGCCTTCGGCGCGACCCACGGCGTGCCCTTCGCCACCGAGATCTGGTCGAAGATCGTGGTAGTGGTCTGGGCCGCATAGGACATCAGCTTGATGTCGATGGCGATCGCGGTGGCCGTGGAGTTGGACAGGGAAAGCGTGTGAACCGAGCCCTGTTGAGTGCCCGGCTCGGTATAGATCACGTTGTCGGTGGTTGCCGTGAGGCTGCCGGAAGCGTTCGCGAAAGTCATCTGATCCCCTATGCGAAAATGATGGCCATAGCCACCGCGCGGCTGCGCGCCGTGCTGTCGATGGCGGTAACGTTGGTGAGCTGGCTTCCATCGACGGCCGGCAAGCGGGCCTGGCTATCGAGCTGGACGAGGTTGGTGGCGGCCGTCCCGGCATTGAGCGCCGCAGCGGTGCCGAGCGTCGGCAGGCCGGTCAGGCTGGCATAGCTGCCCGTCGAGGCGACGGTGGCAAGGCCACCGATGTCCGCGAAGGTCAGAGTGATGGTTCCTTGACGCCCGGCGACCGAGGTGACCTGGTTCGGCGTCGACATCTCGACCCAGTTCGCCAGGGTCGTCGCGGGCGTCTGAGACAGCATGAAGCTCACGCCCAGATCCGACCTTACGGCGACATCGCCGACGTTCGCCGCAAGCGCCAGCATCGCGGCCTGGCTGGCAACGGGATAGACCTCGTTGATGGTGAAAGCGGGAAGCTGCGCCGCCAGCACCTTGCCATCCGCGCCGAGCGTGGCAACGCCGTTTGCGGCGGCCAGCAAGCTGACATTGACCGCGTCCGTGATCCCGTAACCCGCCAGCGTTGTCGCCTTCGGCGCCAGCGTGGTGATCGTGGTGTTCAGCGAGTTGATCGAGCTGTCGATCTGGGCGTGCGTGAGCGTGCCGGCGTGAAGCAGCGCCTGGTGATCGATCTGGGACGGGTTGGCCGAGAAGGTGACCCCGTTGCCCGCCCAGGCCAGCGTGATGCCGCTCCCCTGCGTCAGGTTGAAGAGGGAGCTGGGCGCAGCGGCCGAGTAGCGCAAGTTGGAGCCGTCGCCGAACGAGCCGATGTTGTTGCCCCCGGCGATCAGTGCCGCCTGCGCCGCCGATTGCGCCGCCTCGGTGGCCCAGTGCAGGGAGCTGTAGGCGCCGGGCGCGACCTGGACGTTGTGCGGCGTGGTCGCGTAGGCCTCGGAGATCTGGGCCGAGCTGGCGGCATCGGTCTCTGATTGGGCGGCAGCCGTGGCACTCGCTTGGGCCCCACCCTGGCTGGTCAAAGCGGCCGTCGCCGAGGTCGCCGCCTGAGTGGCCGACGTGGCTGCATTGTTCTCGGACGCCGTAGCAGCCAGGGCGGCCGAGTTAGAGGTGGTTGCCGAATTCGCTGCAGCGGCGGCCGAATTGGCGGCGCCGGTGGCGGCTGTGCCGGCGGTGGTGGCGTAGGTTCCGGCCGTCGTGGCGCTGGCAGCCGCCGCCGTGGCGCTGACCTGGGCGGCGGTCGCATACCCAGACGCCGAGGTCACCGCCCCCTCGGCCGAGATTGCTGAGGTCTCAGCATCGGCAGCGCTGGCCGCCGCTGCCGTCGCGCTGGTGCTGGCCGCAGTCTGGGCAGCTTGCGCAGCGGTCTCGGCAGTTTGGGCCGTGGTGGCAGATCCGGCGGCATTGGTCGCGGACGTGGCCGCCGCTGTGGCTGCCGTGGTTGCTGTCGTCGCGCTGCCGGCCGCCGCGGTGACATCTTGAGAAACGGTGGTCACCGCCGCCTGGACTTGGGTCAACGCCGTGGTGGCCGTGGTCGCCGCGGTTTGGGCCGAGGTGACCGCCGCCAGCACCTGGGGCAAGCCGGCGGTGCTATCGACCCAGGCCGTGCCGGTGAAGAGCATCTCCAGCGTCTGATCCAGCACCCAGACCCGGTTGCCTGGCTCGGGCGCGGTGAAGGCCCACACAGACCCGACGAGCTGGGCCAGATTGTTGGTCTGCCCGGCCCAGGCGCCGGTCGCGCCCGGGGGCACGACCCAGAATTCGCTGGCCGACGCCGTCGCCGGCGGCACAGTGGTGGTGATGCTCTGGACGGACGGAGACCCCTTCACCGTGGCATTGACCGCCGTGTCGAGCGCCATCATGGCCCGCCGGAACAGCAGCGCGGTGCCGATGTCGTTGGCATCGGGATAAGGGAACCCGCAAAGCGGCGTAAAATCGCGGCTTATGGCATAGGAAGCCCCCGCCGCCCCGACACCCTCATAGGGCGTCGAGAGGGTGAGTGATCCATTGGCTGGGACGGAAGAAACCTCATAGACCACGTTGTCGCCGGCAACGAAGAAGAGGTCGCCGTCCTCGACCTGGCCCAGCCAGGCCGTGCCCGTGCCGGCGACGACGTTGCTGCCATTGGTGACGGTGACCGTCCCGGTCCTATACTGCATTGCTGTCTCCTGGGAGCGGATGGGCGGCGCGGATCTCCGCGAAGTCCGCGTTCATTTTCTGGAGCTTTTCGGGCCGGCCGGCGGCGGCCTCGGCATGCGCCTCGAGCTGCGCGTGGATCGGCCAGGCCGCCAGATAGGCCGCCTGCCGCGCGGTGCGGATGTGCTCGACGCAAGGCGCTACGGTCAGGCGCATTCGATCACCACCGAGTAGTCCATATAGGGCCAGGCCTGGATCTGGATGTTGAAGCGGCCGATCCCGGCCCAGGGCAGCACCACCTCGCCGTCCGTCACCTGGTGGGTGACGCCGTTGACGGTGACACTCGAGGGGTTGGGCAGGCCGGTCAGAGTGGCGACCTGGCCGGACACCAGCTTCAGCTTGTCGAACCGCGGCAGGGTTGGCCGCTCGACCACGACATCCCCGCTCACATAGTGGGCGTTCGGATCGAGAGGGGCGTCGATCTGCAGCACCTTCAGCTCGGGCGAGATATGGGCAATATCCATCAGCGCGGCACAGCTCGAGGAGAAGCGGATCTTGCCGGTGGCGTCGTAGGCGACCTGGTGAATCATCGTCATGGCTATTTCTGGCTCGCAATAACGGCCATCGATCCGGCGAGGATCTGGACGTGGCTGTTGTCGGCCTGCCACCAGAAGACCACCTCGTAGGTGCCCTGAGGCAGGGTGGTCGACCACATGTAGGCCGGGGTCTGGGTAGTAGCGACGCCGGTATGAAGGACAGGCCCGGTCGCGTTCGTATTGCCGAAGATCTGCCCGAAGAACTGCTGGTTGGTGTTCCCGAAACCGCTGTCGTAATTGCAGCCCCAGCTCGCCTGGAGAACTACGGTCGCCGCGCTCTTGAGGGTGATCCAGGTGGTGGCCACGTTGACGTAGCCGCCGGTGCCCGTGGTGGCGCCGATGTTGACGCTGCCGGCGACCGTGGCCGCCCCGGCGGCGATATTCGAATTATCGACCGCCAGGTTGCCGATCTTGGCGTTGGTGATCGCAGCGTTCTGAATGGCCGCGTTCGGGATGGTCACCACCCCATTGACGACCTCGAGGGCGAAGCTGGTGGCGCCGGGCGCGGCCACGGCGAAGTCGTCGACGTTCACCACGAAGGAGCTGAAAGGCGTGCCATTGACGGGCGTGCTGGCCAGGCCGAAGCCGGCGACATGGCCGTTGGCATCGATCTTCACCGTGTATTGGGCGGTCAGGCCGTTGATGGTGCTGGCCTGCTGCTGGATCGAGGTGGTGGCGCTCCCGACCGTGGAATTGAGCTGCTGCAGGAAGGTCGACGACGAGGCGTTAATGCCGGCGATCGCCTGATTGACCGTGGTGAAGGTGGCATAAGTTCCGCCCAGGCTGGCCGAGAGCGTGTTGACCTGCTGAGTGGCTGCCTGCTCGGCCGTCGCGATCGCGCTGTTGAGCTGGGTGATCGTGGCATAGCTATTCCCCACCAGCGCGGACAAGGCCGAGATCGCCGAGGCGTTGGCCTTGTCGGCCGCGGCGCGGACGCTCTGCTCGTTGGTGATGGTGGCGGTATTGCCCCCGACCGTCACCGAGAGGCTTTCGACGGTGTCGTTGATCTGGGTGTACTGGTCGCCCAGGGTCAGGATCGACGCCAGCGCCGCCTGCAGGGAGCCAGGCGTTTCCGGGCCGGCCGTGACCAGGTCGATCGCGCTGTTGAGATCCTGGTCCAGCTGCTGGGTGGTGATCGCCGCTGTGGCGATGTCGGTCGAGCCCACCAGGGCAGTGGTGGTGGTGTATTCCGACGAGTAGTTCAGCCCGGACTTTCCGAAGCTGTCATATGACGCCAGCACCAGGAAATATTGCGTGCCCGCGGCGGCGGTCGGGATATTCACCAGCGTGTCGGTGCCGTCATAGACCAGGGTGGACGGGTCCGGATCAGCGCCGCCGAATGACTCGGTCTGCATGAAAACCAGCGTGCCGGCATAGTCCAGATCGGCCGGCGGCTGGTATTGCACCGAGACGGTCTTGAAGGCCGACAGCGGCACGATCTTGGTGGGGAACGACGGCGCCGGATTGCTGACCGTGATCGACGCCGGCGCCGACACACGATTGAGCTTGTCCGTCCACACCACCTCGATCCGGAAGGAGCGGTGCGGGCCGCCCGGATCAGACGCGTTTTTCTCGAAGGTGTAGACGTAGGAAGGATCTGTGACGGTCTCGGTCCGGAGCGCGTTGTTGGCGCTATCGAAGATCGTCACGCGATAGTTGGCGAACCAGGAATCGAGATAGTTGGAACCGGCGCTGTTGCTCGCCGTCAGGGCTTCCGAGCTGCCATAGGACGAGTTCATGCGCCAGTCGAAATGGGCGTCCTGGCCGACGAACTCCGCCCCATTGGCCTGGCCGGTCAGCTCCAGGCCCGTGACGGCCGGGAGCGAGAGGCTGTCGGTGGTCACGTCCCAGGTAATCTCGACCGGCTCGGAGGTCAGACCCATGCCGACCGCCACGACTTTGATGGTGTAGACGGCCTCGAGGACATTGGGGATGTCGGCCGCCGGCTGGCCGCCGGTGGTGAAGGTCGTCCAGGCACCGTTGCCCATCTGATAGGACACCTGGTAGTCCGAGACCCAGCTGGTGGCGCTGGCGGTCCAGGTGACGGTGATATCGACGCGCATTCCGAGGGACGAAGACACCACGGCCTGGGAGGCCTGCAGGTCGGTCGGCGGCGCGACGAAGAACCCGTTGCCGGTCGGCGTCAGGCTGTAGGCGACGGCGGTCGATTGGTCGCCGCGACCTTCACCATAGATGTTGAACGAAATGAACTTGAGCCAGATCGGCGCGCCGACATTCTCCTTGGGCAGGCCGTACTTGAAGACGGCATCGTTCAGCCGAAGAAAGGCGGTTCCAGCCGGGTGCGCGGCCGGCGTCGTTCCGTAGAGGCCACGCTCCAGATAGGTCAGGGTGTACTGGTTCTGGCCCGTGAGCGTGGCGGTCGCATAGGCGATGATTTCGCCGTCGACCCAGCAGAGCGTCCGGCCTGCAGCAGCGTCCGCCTGGGTCGCGGTGATCAGTGTGCCGGCGCTTTCCGTGAGGTCGACCGACAGCGAACTCGTCTCGTCCGGATTGGCGCCCGCCGGCGCCGCCAGTGCGGCAGTGAGATAGCCCTGGCAAGCGGCCCGCTTGATGGTGCCGATGTTCTCGTATTCGACGTTGTCGGCCGAGACCAGCACATCGGCGCCGCCCCAGTTCGGATCGAACACGCCGTTGTTGCCGCCCGACACGCCAACCCAGATCTGGGCACCGGCCTGGGTGAGGTCGGCCGAGGGCTCGAAGATGACCGGCAGGTTCACGGGCGCCGCCAGCTGGTTCTGGTCGATCGGCCGCGGCTGGCCGACATTGACCGAATAGCTGGCCGGCGCCCCAGTCCCGGTCGGGTACTGATCGGCGATCAGCGTCCAGCTGCCGTCGTCGTTCTCGGTCCCCTCGACCAGCTGCACCCAATGGTCATTCCATCCCAGGGCCTGGTCGGTGATGCCGATGATGTCCATGCCGTCGAGGACGCAATAGCGCTCGTCCACCGTGAAGGTGCCCCCGTTCCGGACAAATTGCCGCTGCAGCAGCAGCTGGGCGGCGGTGTGTCCGGCGACCGGATCGGAGAAGATGTGGGCCTGTTGGCTGCCCTGGGGGCGATAGCCGCGGGCTGTGATCCGCGCCGGGTCGTCGACGTCGACCGGCACCGGAGCGTATTGATTGCCCCGGTCGAGCACCTCGAGCTGGACATCGTTGAACTGATCCGACGACCGCGTCCTGGTCACCACAACCGGATCGTCGGTCGAGCTGCTGCTCGATCCCTGGTTCGGCAGGAAATCGTCATCCGTGAGGGAGAAGAGCGGCGCAGTCTGGGCCTGGTAGGTGTAGCCGTTGCCGGTGACATCGACGGTGCCGTAAGGCTTCACGCTCAAGGAGCCAGCCGACCAGACGATGGCCGAATTGGTCAAGGTGGCGATGTCGTTGATCATCGACGCCGCCGCCTGCTGCGAGGTATAGGCCGGCGAGATCCAGAGCCCGAGCGCCAGCGCATAGGATTGGTAGGTCGCGAGACCGGCATTGCTGGCGAACCGGATCGTCACCGACTTCCCCGCGCTGGACGGGGCGAAGGTGTAGGTGCCGTTCACGAAGCTGTACTGATCCGGGCCAGGCGTCACGCCAGGCGCGACGCAGGTATAAAGCTCGCCGGCGTCGTCGACGACACACAGGTTGTAAACCCAATTCGCCGTGACGGCGACCGAGGGCGCAGTCCCGGCCGGGACGACGTGGGTCTCGCTCTGCGTGACCAGCTCGCCGATCCGATCGGCAGGGAAGCCGGCGCCGAACGACGGGTTCGACAGCAGCAGCGGGATCGCCTGGCTGGGATCGGCATCGATGCCGTTCGGCGCCGTCCCCTCCAAAAAGCCATAAGCTTCGATGCCCCAGTTCGGGAGCGCCGACGTGTTCCCCAAGCTGTAGCCGGCCTGGTAGAGGAACGAGAAGCCGCTGTAGCCCAGCGCCTGGTTCGGATAGTTCTGCTCGAGATAGGGCCAGACAGGCTGGCCGTAGTTGCCGGCGCTGAAATTCATCACCAGCGTGGCCAGGTTGGTGACGTTGTTGTTCCCGTTCTGCCAGATGGTGCCGACGCCCGAGATCGGCCCCTCGCAGAGCATGAGGATCAGATCGACGGTGTAATTGTCCTGGGTGCCGGTCGAGCTGCTGCCGGTGCCCTTGCCGGGCTGCTTGCCCGGGTGCAACTGCATGTTCTCGAACCAGCCGACATTCGGCGCAATCCTGGTGCGGCCGATGACGATCGGCACCGGCAGCCCGTAAGCCGAAGTGTTCAGCTGCAGGCCGGTATAGGCCGGCGCCTTTGGCTTGTTTCCCCCGAGTACACCGGCCATTACATCCACCTCTTCAGGCGGAAGAACTTGACCGGGGCGCCCACGCTGCCGGCGATCGCGCGGTTCTGCGTGAGGTTGGGCGCCTGGTCGACGTTCTCGAGGTAAGTCCCGCGGCCGACATGGGCATGGATGATCAGCGGCCAGTCCACGACGATGGCGCCGTGGGAGTAGCAGCGGCCGATCTTCCAGACGGCGATGTCGGCCGGCAGCAGTTCCTCGACCTGGTCGCAGAACTGCATGACACCGCCCAGATACAACTCTTCCTCACGGTGCAAATACCAATCCCGCGTGTAATAGGGGATGGTCGGCCGGTCTATCACGCCCGCGTTGGCATAGACGCAAGCGAGCAAGGTCAGGCAGTCCACGCCCGCGCCTTTGACCTGGCCGGCATGGTGGTAAGGCGTTCCGACCCAGGTCTTTGCCTCGGCGATCACGGCGGCGCGCTCGGCGGCGTACTGCATGTCAGGCTGCCGTGCTCGGCGCGGGAACAAAGGGAAAGCCCCGGAACCGCGCCAGATTGTTGAACTTGGAGCACCCGTTCAGGACCAGGCCAGGCTTGGTGAGGGTGTAAATGTGGCTCTGCCCGACCGAGGAGGTCTGGAAGGTGCCCGACAGCAGCAGCGCGCCGTTGGTCGGCACCGGCGGGGTGCCAGGCGCACCGGACTCATAGCCGGTGACGGTGTAGCCGCCGGCGGGGATGCCATAGCCGGTGATCGTGTAGCCGATCAGCGCGGTCGAGCCGGCGCTCCCGTTGACCAGATCGAGGTTGTTCTGCCCCTCGGTCATGATGCCATTGACGGTCAGCGGCAGGTCGCAGGACTTGTCGCAACCCGCGTAGATATTGAAGCTGTCGCCGGCGGCTGGCGGCGCCGGCAGGAAGCCCAGCAGGTTGATGACCGAGGGTGCCCCATAGGACACCTGTTTGACCGTGAAGGTCTGGCCTTGGTACTGGCCGCTGGTGAAGGTCAGCGTCCCGAGGTCGAAATAGCCCTGCTGGAACTGGCCGGCGATCGTCGCCATCACGCCGGCGACGGTCGATCCCGCCGCTACGATGCCGGTCGACATATATTGGCTGATATCCACGCCGCAGGCCTGATCGCCGAGGGTGTTGACGCATCCGGCCTGATAGAGGTTCCGGGGCATCTGGATGTTCAGCAGCTCGAGGTGCGAGGTGATGGTGAAGGTGGCGATGCTGCGGCTCACATCGACCTCGGCGACCCGGCCGACGAACAGGCGGATGAAGCCGCGGCGGGTGTCGCCCCAGGTGGGCATGTAGACGCGATCGAGGGTGAATTCCGCGTCATCGAACACGCCGCTGAGGATCGCCTGCAGAATCGGCACGCCCAGCACGGTGGCAGACCCAGGCAGCATGTCGATGATCAGGCTGTCGACATCCACCCCGACTTTCCAATGGCACTTCGCCTTGTTGTCGCTGCGGTCCCAATAGGGGCCGATCATCCCGCCGGCCGAGAAAAGGAAGCCGTTGCAGGTGATGTCGGCATCGCCGCCGCAGTAGCGCAGCGTTTCTCCCGTCACCAGGGTGATGGTGTAAAGGTCGGCCGCGAAGAACTGGCGGGTCGCCAGCAGGCTCAGCAGCTCGGGTGCGACAGGCTTCATCGGGCAACCTCATTGCTGACGGTCTCGCCGGTGCGGCTCATCGCCGAGATGATCAGCGCGGCCGGATAGTCGCCTTCACCGAGATACGACAGGACGACGGCCTCGGCCGGGCGCGGCCGGGCGCCATCGAGGGCGATGTCGAGCTGCAGGGCGACCAGCATGACCTGCATGGCCGCGCAGGCCTGGATGCGATCGGGAGCGGCAACGCGCGCGCTCTGCAGGGGGCACGCCTGGTCGGCGAACTGGAAGAGCCAGATCTTCATTATTTAATGCTCGTAAAAGTGAGCTGGTTGACCTTGTAAAGGCCTTGGCCGAATTCCTCGAAATCGCAGGAATCCGCATCGAACCGGCAGGGGTAGTAGTAGGAGAAGGTCGCCGTAATCTGATGCCCAGCCGGATAGACGCTGGGCAGGAAGATGAAGCCGGGACCGCCGGACAGGCCGGTATAGCCCCAGGGGTTGAACACCGGGTTCTGGGTGGTGATCCCGTTGCAAGTGACGCTGGTCACCGCCTTGATGGCATAGCAAGGCTCGACCAGGTCGCCGAACGACTTGTAAGCCTGAAAACCCGTGTTCAGCCCATCGGTCACCCCGATGACCTGGTCGGTGACCGAATTGTCATCGCCGACCTGGTAGAGGAAGCTGTCGAAGCCGGCGTTGCGGGCGCAGTAGAACCCGAACAACTCCGCCATCTCGGCCAGGTCCTCACCCAGGAAAAAGCCCTGTCGCAGAAGGTTGAAGGTCAGCGTCCAACGATGGCGCGGCGTGCTCCAGGCCGCCACCGCGGTTTAGCTAAGGCGGAACTGCGCCAGCAGCGCGAAGATGCGCAGCTGGTCGATCAGCGTGCCGGGCCACAGCACGTCGATGCGGTTCGGGTTGGTGGCGTTCTGCTGGACGATCACCGCCTTGGCGAAGGCGGCGCTGTTCTGCACATAGCCGTCCTGCTCCAGCTCCTGATACTTGGCGATGATGTCCGCCTTGATCGTGCTGGGCGTGACGATCGCCGAGCCGGGCGCGATCCGCGTGCCGTCGGCGGCCAGCTTCACCCGGGCGTACTTCGACGTGACCATGGTGGCCATGGCCCGCAGAACGAACATCAGGGTGAAGAGGGTTTCGACCTGCAGATAGCTGGTGTCAGCCTGGCCGAAGGCATTGGTCTGGTACGTGGTAATCACGTTTTCCAGATAGATCTGCCCGCTCTGATCGACCGTGAAGGTCGAGATCCCGTCATACAGCAGGATGTTCCGCTCGGCGAGATTGAAACGGGACGCCAGCGGCGGCGCGAGCACGCCATAAACCGGCAGGGTCTGCAGCGGCAGCGCCGCATCGGCCCGGACGCTCTGCGCGACGGCGCCGGCGATCGCCGCCGACCATTCCCAGGCAGCCGAGGGCGAGTCGTAGAAACCCATCACCGACTCATGCTGGTTGTTGCGGGTCACGCCAAAGGTGGTCTGCGACGCACCGGTGCCCCGGTATGCGTAGAAGACATGGCCGTAGACCTGCTGCTGCCAGCTCCACCGGCCCGTGGTATCGCTCAGGAACGCCTGCAGCGCCGTCATAGAGGCGGCATCGGTCAACGAGCACGCGATGAAGTCGAAGGGCATGTCCAGCAAATTGGCCAGGCCGGTCGTCAGCGTCGGGTTGGTGGCACCGTTTGCCATGGCGGTGATCGTCACCGTCATGCCAGTCGGCGTCACCTCGCCGGCAGCGGCGCCCTGATAGTTCAGGCGAACGTCGATATCGTTACCGACCAGACCGGCATTCTTGGCGACCAGGTCGACCTTGCTGGGCGTGGTGCCGTCGACCGTAGCATTGACCGGCAGATTGCCGGGCGCGTTGATCGCGGCAGCGAGCGCGGTGGCGATCGCCGCCGGCGTCTCAGCGGCCGTGATCGGCACGGCGACGAGCTGACCCTTGATATAGACCGACAGCGTGCCCGCAGCCGTCGGGGCGGCGGTGATGTTGATCGAACCGGTCGCGGCGACGGCACCACCGGCATCGCTGAGCGGCAGATACCAGACCTCGCCGAACTCGTCGTTGTCGAAATAGGCGTTGGCCATCAGGGCCAGGATCGAGCCGTTGCCGCCCTGCAGGATGGCGTCGGCAGGCCCCTGGCTGCGCAGCGGTACATTCGGAGCGGCGGCGCCCGTGGCGAGGATCTGGCCGATCAGCAGCGCGCGCTGGTTGGTGCCGCCGGTGTTGGCCTGGCTGTTGCTGACTTCGCCATAGAACAGCGGCACCCGGATATTGCTCGGAATGTGCTGGAACGGGATGGTAGTCATTCCTTGGTGCTCCCTTCAGCGAGCGCCGGCTTCGGCGCCGCGGGCTTGGTCGCGCGAACGGCGTTCGCGATGACGCAGTCGCCGCAGTCGAGGCGGCGCTGCCAGTAAAGATCGCCGTCGGGAACTTCCCGGCCCTCCGGCGGCAAAAGGTCGAGCTTGACCGGGTCTCGCACGCTGAGACCGTCGGCGGGTTTGACGAACATGCGTCACTCCTGTTGCGGGAGAATGATGTCGAGGCCGTTGCCCTCGGCCCGTCCGTCCGGTCCGGACGTCCGCGGCGCGGGGGTGACAGCCTGGGGGAACAGCCCGTCCGGATAGGTGCCGGCCGGGTCGAAGACGTTGGTCAGATCCGTGGTGACGGTAACCTCGGTCAGAGTTTCGGTCGGGGGCTGACAGAAAGCCTCCCAGCCCTGATAAAACAGCATGCCGATATCCATGACGAACTCGGCGAAGTGCTCCCTGCCCTCCGCGCTCACCTTGATCTGGGTGTCAACGAAGGGGAACTGAGATAGGAGCGGCATCAGCGCCGGCGCATTGATGATGGCGACCTCGACCTGCTGGGCAAGCGACCAGGCCTCGCCCTCGGCAACCGAAGCGCCGAGATCGGCGGCCTGCGCTGGCGCTGCCACGCGGCCGGTGACCCGGATCGTCGTGGTGACCTCGAAATTGAGGCCAGACCTACCCTGCTGCACCTTCTGCTCCCGGATAGCCTGGCAGAATAGGAGGGGAAATTCCCCCGCCCAGGTCGGCCAGTCGCCAGGAACGAAGACATTCTGACCGGCCGCGGTGCTGCCGGTCAGAATGGTCTGGACAAGGGCCAGCAGGCCCGCTGTGCGAGTGACCGTCATGGCGAACTCACGAAGTTCAGCATCAGCTTTGCGTATCCGTGGCCGTCCGGACGAACCTCGCGGACCACATAGGTCGTGTTGACGCTAGCGACCGAGACGCGGTCGTTTTGGACAGGCGGCACCGGGAAGGCCGCCAGGCGAACACCCAGAACGGGAAGTTCCGTGGTGATCGCGCTGGCGCCGTCGATCAGCTCCAATTCACGGTAGGCTTCGTCGAAGACACCCGTGATCAAGTAGGAGCCGCCGGCGGCCGGCAGGTAGGTCGCCGGCTCGCCGAACACGCCCATCAGCGGCCCCAGGACCATCGCGTCCCAGTTGACCGCCACGATCAGTCGCCCTTGGACCGGCGAAAGGAGCGACCTTTATGGCCGATACCACCAACCGGCTCGCGGGTACGGCGAGCCTGACCATTGACGGGGTCGCCTATTCCGTCTCGGGCGATTTCGCCTACAACCCGGGCAGTGTCTCGCGTGAGACGTTGTCCGGCATGGATGCCGTCCACGGCTACAAAGAGAAGCCGATGGCGCCCTATATCGTGGCGACCATCCGCGACTCCGGCGGCCTGACCGTGGCGGATTTCAACGCCATGACCAACAACACGATTTCTGCCCAGCTCGCCAACGGCAAGCTGATCATCGGCCGCAATATGTGGACGGTCGGCGATGCGCAGGAAGTGAAGTCGGAAGAGGGCACCTTGGAGGTGCGCTGGGAAGGCTTCCAGGGCAGCGTGACGGAGAACTGAGACCATGAGCACCGAAAACGGCGCCTCGGCCATCCCCGAGGAAGAAAAGTCCCTCACCCTGCGCAAGCCGATCAAGCTGCAGGACCGCGAGATCAAAACGATCACGCTGCGCGAGCCGACGGCCTATGAGATCGAGCAGGTCAGCAAGCGGGCCGAGAAAAGCTCGCAGGGCTCGAACATCCTGCTGATTTCGCTGGTCTCCGGGATCACCGAGGGCGAGATCGGAAAAATGTCGATCCGGGACTTCAACGAGGCGATGAGCTACGTCTCCGGTTTTTTTTCCAACGACCAAAAAACTGGCAGCTAGTCCTCGCCGGTTTGACCAAGTTCTACGGCTGGGGCCCCCGCGATGCGTGGGGCCTCACCTGGACTGAATTACTCTGGTGGAATAGCCAGGCGCTTCTTCTCAAGAAGGCGGCGGAGCCGTAATCCCGATGGCCAATCAGTTCCAAATCGTGATCGCGGCTGTCGATCGCGCGACGGCGACCGTCCGCAAGGTCAATGCGTCCTTCAGCCAACTGACCAGGCCGATCGGCCAGGTGCAGGCTGCTGTCGGGCGCTTCGGTAAAGAAATGGGGTTCGACCGCGTCGCCCGGGGCATGGGTGACGTCGGTCGCGCCGCCGGCGATGTGGCCAGCAAGGTGTCGGCGATCGCCGCGCCGCTGGCTGCCGTTGCCGGCGTCGGCAGTGTCGCCGCAGTCGCGGCGTTAGCGACCGAATGGGGGCGGCTGGGCGCTGAGATCAGCCGCAGTGCGGTCGGCATCGGCGTCACCACCGATCAGCTGCAGACCTTGCGCGGCGCTGCTCGGGTTTCCTTTCAGGGGACGAGGATTTTCACGGGGATGACGGCGGCGGCGAACTGCGAGTTCGACCCGGAGAAGACCTCGATCGTCCCTTCGATCCAGCAGTTCTGCACCAGGCCGCCGAGGGTCTGGGTCGGCAGGCCGCACGGCTTGAGCACCTTCTCGACAGCGTCGATCGCCGCGTTGAGCTTCGGATCGGCCGAGACCTTGTCGTCGGTGTTGCTGACGTAGATCGTCAGCTGGGCGCCGAGCGTGTGGACGGCCGGGAGCCCCAGCTGCTGCTTGATGGGCTGCTTGTCGACCGTCATGAACAGGGCGTCATAATCGGCCGGGTTCATGTTGGCCGGCAGCCTCAGCTTGCGGGACACCGTCTTGAACTGCGTCCCCGACAGGGTCATCAGCAGATTGAACAGGGCGGTGTAATAGGTCTCGCGGACCATCAGTTCTCTCCTCCTGCGGCGCGCAGAGCTGCGGCCTTGATGCGTTCGATGATGCCGGCCGCCTCCGCCGCCAGGGCGGCACGCAGATAGGACCGAGGCGCCTGGTCGACCTGGCGGGTGTGCTGCCGCACCACGACTTCACGCGGCGAGATCGGGCGGCCGAAAGCCTGGGTGATTTCCCGAAGGTGTTCCCTCACGTCCTCGGTGCCGGTGAAGCCGTATTCCCAGAACCCGGCATAGCCCGCATCACCGAGATTGACGCCCACCGCCGCCTCGACGCTGTCGCCGCCGGCGTGCAGCTCGAGTTCATGGACCGAGCGGCGCAAACGGCCGCTGCGAATGCCCAGCACCTGGCCGGACAGGTACTCATCCTTGATGACCTCGACCAGGTGCAGGGCCTCCATGTGGACCTGGGCCTCGAGCGCCAGGCGCACCTCGGCCGGGATCTGCTGGAAGTGGGCGATGGCCTCCTCGATGCCGACGCTTTCGACCTCGACGCTCATATCGGGGCCACCCGGCGGTAGTTCGCCAAGATCGAGGCGGCCCGCGGCGGCATGTCGCGGATGATGTAGGAGGTGGTCTCGCCGGCGATCGCCTGGGACGACATGCCGATCCGGGCGCCTTCGCGATAGCAATAGGCCACGATCTCGTTGACCCCTCGGGTTACCGAGGCGGGGATCTCGGCGAAGCCGGCCTGCAGATCGATCTCGACGTTGCCCAGACCGCGCGTGAACCGATAACCCCGCAGCATCAGCAGCTTCGGCGTGAAGAAATAGCCGGGCTGGCTGGCGCTGCTGCTGAATGGGATCGACTGGCCGTCGATCGTGAGGGAATTGATCGAGACGACCGGCTGGTTCTGGAACGGCATCTTCACGTTGTTGTTGCCGTCGCGGATCTCGACGTAGTCCTGCAGGGCGAACTGGCGATTGCACCAGTCCTCGGCGAACGACGACGCCTCGGTGATCAGCTCGGCCAGCAACGATTCGTCATCGTTGCCGGCGGCGAGCTTCAGCAAGGCTTCGACGTTGGCCAGGGTGGTGAGATCGCCAGTCGCCACGGCTTATTTGGCCTTCTGCAGGTCGGCGAGCTGCTTCTTCAGCTCCTCGTTTTCCTTGGCCAGCGTCGAGTCGGCCAGCTGGCGCTTCAGCTCGGCGTTCTCGGCCTCGAGGGCGGCGCGCTGTGCGGCGTCCTGGTTGGCCTTCTCGGTCTGGTCGGCTTCGTCTTCCAGCAGGAGACCGTGGGCTTTCAGGGCGACGACGTGGCCGTCCTCGATCTCGAACAAGCCCTTCTTGTTGGGCTTGTACTCCTTGCCCTCGTGGGACACGCTGGTGTGGCCCGACAGCGACTTCATCAGTTTCATTGCGCTTCTTTGCTCCAGAAAGTGGGGGGGTGCCTTTGCACCCCGCCCGGTTAGCCGTTGGCGATGTTGTTGATGACCACCGTCGACGGCGGGAAGAAGTGCTGCAGGACGCCGCGGATATAGACGCCGTACTCGTAGCGGCGCCGGACGCGCGGCCACAGAGTGGCGAACCAGTTCTGGATCGGCAGGAACCGCTTGACGCTGGGCACGTCGTTCAGCGGATAGGGCAGCACGTTGGTGTCGAAGATCACCGTGCCGGGCGCCAGATCCGGGTGGCAGACGATCGGGACCACCTTCGCGCCCTGGCCGGTCTTGGCGTCATAGTTGTTGCCGAACTTGTTCAGGTAGGCCGTGACCAGGTCGCCGCCCATGATGTTGCCCTGGTTGGCGGTGATGACGAACCGCTGCGCGCCGGAACCGCTGGGCGAGGACAGCACCTTCTGGGTGATGTTCTCCTGTTCCTGGCTGGAGACGTAGATCACGCTCGGGCCGAGGCGCAGGTTGTCCCACATCCATTTGGTGACCAGGTCGAACTCGACGATGCCGCCCTTGCCATCCGCGGTCAGCGGCGTCCCGGTGCCGGCGGCGCCGGTGGGCATCGAGTAGGTGAAGGTGCCCATGCCCTGCTTGGCGTTGATGGCGATCAGGCCGTCGCACTCCAGCGAATTCTGGCTGAAGTCCGTGGCGGCCGCGCCGAGCGAGGCGGCGGTCTGGGTGCCGGTCGCCGCGGCGGTGATCAGCACCGAGTTGATGGTGGTGATCGCGCCCAGGGTCTCGGCGCCGGCCGCGCCCCAGAACCACGCCCAGGCGACCACGCCGGCGGTGGCGGGCGTGGTCGCGGTGATCGAGTTGGTGGCGCCGGCGCCGGTGGTCACGGTGGCATTCGGCGAGCGCGGGCCGGTGCCGCCGCCGTAATTGTCGATCGAGCCATCCATGTTGGTGCGCGCGACCAGGCCCGGGACGCCGGCGGCGATCGAGCCGTTGCGGAAGCCGGACAGGGTCAGCGGGGCGACGATGACCGAGATGGTCTGGGTGGCGCCCAAGCTGCCGCCGGTGGTGGCGGTGGCCAGGGACGGCGCGGCCGGCCGGGCCAGGGCGTAAGTGCCCTGACCGCCCAGCACGACGCGCTCCATGCTGATCCGGACGGCGAACAGCAGGTTCGCCTGGGCCCGGGCCAGGAGGTCCAGATAGTCCTTGGCGGCGTCGCGCGCCTCGTCCGTGACGAAGTCGTCATGGCCGAAGGACTTGTAGGCGGCATAATAGTCGGCGGTGCTCGTGGTGATCGCCCCGCCGCGGTTGCCTTCCGAGAGGCCCGCCGACATGCCCGTGGTGTTGATGCCGGTGACCGCCTTCCAGTTGGCCTGGATGCCGCCGGCGGGCTGTTCGTCGTCCGACATGGACAGCGAGTTCATGATCGGCGTGATGACCGGGAACAGGGACAGCGCCGGCTTCATCAGCGAATAGTTCTGGATGCCGGTGGTGGCGCCGGTCGGTTGGAACCACGCCTTGATCATATCCTCGGCGGTGTCGCCAGCACCGCGCATGAGGTTCATCGTTTCTTCGGTAACAGCAGCCTGGTTGAACATCAAAAGTGCTCCGTGGGGTTAGGACTTCATCGCCAGCCGCACCAGCGCGGTGGTCTTGTCGGGGCCGTCCGGCATGGCGTCGATCGCGGCCTGTTCGGCGGCGATGTCTTTGGTCTTGTCGGCTTGGCCCTGGCCATGGTCGGCGCCTTTCGACACCGCGCCCGGGGTGGCACTGGTGCGCGCGGGGCCGCCCTGCTCGGGCAAGCCCTCGAGTTGGTGGATGCGCTTTTGCATGTCGTCGCGCTCGGCCGTGACATCGGCGAGAAGGGCGCGGGTGCTGGCCAGGTCGCCGGCGATTTTCACCATGTTGGTCAAGCCGCCGCCGTCATGGGCGCAGCAGGCGCCGAGCTGGGCGGCCTGGTCATGGATGGACTGGACGAAGGCGCTCACGCCGGCATCGCCGGCGATCGCCTTGGCCATGTCGAGAATGGGGGCGGCCTTTTCCATGTCGGCGGCGATCGTGGCGTCGATCGGGATGGCATCGACCTGGGCCTGCAGCGCCGCCATGGCTTCGCTGGTTTCCTCGGCCGACATGGCGTTGAGGATTACGGTGCCTTGCTTCACCCAGGCCGCGAGCTGGGCGGGCACCTTGGAGCCGTCGCGCTCGGCGCTGGCCTCCCAGGTCGCGTCGGACACCAGCCAGGTCAGGCACTCCAGCAGTTCGGCCAGGCGGCTCACATTGCCGAGGCCCTTCTGCATGGTCGACCCGGCCCAGCCTTCCGGCAGCAGGTCGGTCGCCTCGAGCGCCAGGGCGCGCTCGGTGATCCAGGTCTGCGCGGCGGCCTGGTCGGCGGCATAGCCGTGGGCCGACACCGCGATCTCGACATCGGCCCGGGCGGCGATCGGGAATGAGCCGTCATCCATGGCCTCGCCCTTCGCCGCCAGCGCCAGGCGCTCCTGCGCGTCATAGTCGCGCTTCAGCATGGCGTCGGGGCCGGCCTCGGGGAACAGCACCTTCAGCATGTCGGCGCCCTGGGCCGTCAGGATCTGGCGGTACTCGTTCAGATCCTCGGCGTCGACCAGCAGGGAACCGACATAGCGCGATTGGGCGTCGAGGCCGCCATCCACGAATTCCAGCGCGACCTCGGTCCCGTCCGCTTTCAGCATGACGGCGCCGCCCGGGTTGCACGGCAGGTCCACGATGCTCAGCTCGTTGATCTTGCCGGCGGTATAACGGGTATAGGGGCCGTCGCGCCACTTGCGGCCGTACTTGCCGCCCTGGCTGATGCCGGTCAGCACCCCCGTCTCGACCTTCAGCATCGTGTCGTCGTCGAGCACTTCGATTTCGAACTCGAACGCCTTCTCGGCGTCGAGGCAGTCGAGGCGCACCACGCGGCCGGCCGCCTTCAGGCCGTGCATCTCGCGCACATTGCCGTAGCTCAGGCCGCCCGAGGCCTTCTGCATGGTCTGGGACCACTCCAGAAAAGCCGGCTTGGACGAGTCATAGTCCAAGACCATGTTCGCCCGATCGGGCGTTTCATCGAGACGGGCGATGATGATGCGCCGGGCGGCATCGACCTTCAGCAGCGGAATGAACAACATGGATCTCGACGGCCCCTAAAAGCCGCGCCGCCGCAACCGGCGGCACGCGGAATGAGCCTTGAGATTAGGGAAGGGCGAAATGGTGCATCACCCTGACAGGTGTCAGGGGGGCGGCCGTTCTCAGGTGCGGGAAGAAGGTCACGGTGCCACGATGGCGGCGCGGCGACAACAGGCTCGATTCGTCCGAGCCGATTTTATGGCCGTGGGTGCGAGTCGACCCCATACCTGCCGCGACGGGGCGCCGAATCTTTTAAAGATGAATTTAAACGGTCCTGGCGCGGTTGGCGGGCCTATTCCACCTCGGGGCCACACCCCCGGTCACAGAAATGACCCGACCTCCGGGGCGGTTGCGGCAAGACCCACCCGGGCTTATAATCAGGTTTCCCACCTCGGACCGCCGGACAACTCGAGACGGCGCCGAGCGTAGAGCCGGCCGGGGCTAACCCCTGGCCGGCTCACCGGGAGCCTCCCTTTCCCTTCTGATACGCGGTCAGCACCCAATGGGTGTCCGGCCCCTTGCCGCCCTTGGTCAGCACGACGCGGTGCTCCTGATGCTCGACCACCACCCGGGTGGGGCCGCGCTGGCTGCTGCCATAGGCCAGGGTATGGGGCACCGCCAGAGCGGATTCCGACCCGTGTTTCGCGACGATCTTGGCCAGGCCATAGCCGCCCTTGAAGCTGTTGGCTTTGTCGCCCTCCTCGCCCCAGACGAACGACACTGGCCCGACGCCGGCGACGTGCATGGCGGCGTCATGATCCTGGTGGGTGGCGATGACCTTGGCCATGGCGGCCAGGCCGGCCGAATGCTCTTGGGCTGGATCGTCGTGCCCGGCCGGCGCCGGCGCGCTGGTGAAGCGCCCCCGGGCGTCGTGGTGGGGGTTGCCGCCGGCCTTGGCCATGTCGTCGGCCTCGTCGGTGTCCCGCTGCACCACCGGCACCAGGTCGCAACCGCATCGCGGATGGAAGGGCGGTGCCTCGCCGGCGTCCCAGCTGTCGTCGAGATCGATCGCGCCGTCCCGTACCGCCTGCAGGCAGGCCGGGCAGTGATCCTCGTTGATGCCCAGGATCACTCGCTTCTTGGTCTTGATGCCGTAGCGCTCGTCCGCCCTCTTCCAGCTGGCCAGGTTGCCGCGGATCGACGAGGCGGCCAGCTCGTTCTTGGCGATCATGCCGGCGCGAACCGGCCCGAAGCCCCCCATGCTCTCGACCTGGTCGGCCAGCTTCGCGACGCTCCACCCCTCGGTCTGGGCGGTGGCGATCAGGTTGCGCAGCAGGCCGCGGGTGGTGTCGTCGATTTTTGAGACCAGGGCGGCGCCACGGGTCTGGGCATATTCGACCGCGTCCGGATGCGCCAGGTTGGTGATCTCGACGCGCTCTTTCGGCCCCAGCACGATGCCGGCATGGGCGCCGCCGGTCTCCATTCGCTTGGCCAGCGCGTCGAGGCCGGCATCGACGCCGGCGATTCCGGACTTCTGCAGCAGCTCGGTGGTGGCGGCCGATAGTGCCGAGCGCTCCGCCGCGGTCGCCGACGCCTCGATCGCGCCGATCGCCATGGTGTCGGCGCTCCAGCCGGCGGGCACCAGATCGTCATCGCCTCCGGCCTGGTCAGCCAGATAGCCTGTGACCTGATCGGCCTGGTGCTCGAAATAGGTCAACCACAGCTCGCCCAGCTCGTCGACATCATCGGCCATCTGCTCGTCGCCGGCCGCCTTCTTCATGACCTTGCCGCCCTTGGCCGCCGGCGCCGGCGGCTTGTCGACCTGGTTGTCATCGTCCAGAGCCGGACCACCATTGTGGCCAAGCTGGTTGAGCGGCGCCGGCGGCGGCGGCGGGTTCAGCACGTCCTTCAGCGGCACCGCGCCGGTGGCGGTGTAAATCATCGGCGTGTCGCCGTCCTCGACCTTTTCCTGCCCGCGGTTGGCCCGCACCTCGTTGATGGTGGCGCTGCCGTTCTTCAGATTGGTGTCGTCGATCGCCGCCTGCTCCTGCGGCGAGACGGCCTGATCCTCCTTCCATCTGAACTGCAGGTCAGGTCGCTTGAAGACCTGGGCGATGATCCGGTTCATGACCCGGCGCACCCAGGACTGCAGGGGGGCCAGGCCTTCTTCCTGAGCCTGCTGCGCGGCGCTCTCGGCCGTCGAGCGGTTCATCATCTTGACCGCCCACTGGCTGGACACGCTGAAGGCGTAGCAGACGAACCGGGCGATCCACTCGTCGAACTCGTCCTTCAGCGCCCCTTCCTTGGTCTGGACGAACGCCTTGGCGATCGTCTCGGGCACGAAGCGGACTTTGCGGCGCTGGCCGGTGTCGTGCTCGAGGAGGGAGTCGAAATAGTCTTGGAATTCGGAGATCTGGTTGATGTTCCAGGTCACCGGCACGCCGGCCAGGGCGTCGGGCACCGTGCCCTCGGTATAGAACTGCAGCTTGTGCCATTCGCGGCGCAGGGCGATGTTGATCATCACCACGATCTGCTCGACCGGCGAGAAGCCGTAGATCTTGTTAGTCCTGAAATTGCGCGGCATGTAGAACAGCTCGCCGGCCTGGTAATCGTTCGCCTGGCCGACGTCGCCGCCTTCTTCATGTCCTTGCGGGTCTTCTTGTAGCCGGACTGTCGCGCCTCTTTGTCCATGTCCTGGCCGACATAGCTGATCATCGTCTTCGCGGCCCGGTGGAGGACTGTAGAGTTGCGGCGCTCCACGATGCCGCGGGCTTGGGAGTTGTAGGGGATGCTGTGCATCTTCGTGATGCCGAGGCGACCGGCTAGGCCGGTGGTGGGTTCATCCCAGTTGACATTTTTCGCGCCCGAGCCGTTGTCGTAGTAGAAAATGTCGCACTGTGTCGCCGAGGTGACGGCATGGCGCAGCGCATCGGCCACCGACCGGGTGTTTTCGGCCAGATCGACGCTCCACCCGACAATCTTCCGCGTATAGACGTCGACAATGATGGTGACCTCGGGCCTGAATGGCTTTCCGCTGAGCGGGTTCGCCACCTCGGCCTTGAAAGTATGGCCGTCACCGACGAACACCGCGCCAGGCCATAGCTCGGACGTGTCACGGGCGTGATAGACACGGAACTTGCGCAGCTCCCGCGGCCCGAGGCGGCCCTCGTTCCGGGTCAGAATGCTGACCTTGTCGAGCAGGCGCCGCACCTGATGGATGCTCGGTTTCTCGACGGATTCGGGCCAGTAGTCCTCCATGATGGCGGTCAACGCCGGCTTGCGCGGATCTGCCCACAGATTGAAGAAGGTTTCCGCCCAGACAGGAACCGGGGCTTCCTTTGCCGCCTTGGGGGCGAGGGCTACGACATTGCCGCCAGCCTCCGCGCGCGCCTTCAGCCAGTTATAGACCGTGGCGCGCGTCAGGCTGCGGTCGGAGTTCGGCCGCGCATTGGCGATCCCGACTTGCTTCTGTATTTCAGGCGGCAGCTCGCCCTTAGCGGCCATCTCAACGAGTGCAGCGACAGCCTGGCCCTGACTGATTCCGCGCGTCAACACCAGGTCGTCAACCTGCTGCAGGAGGATGGCCCGGGCGGTCATGCGGTCGCGCTGATGGTTCTTTAACTCGGCGGCCGTCTGGAGCGGAAGCGGAAGCTGTACCGCGATTGGCATGGGAGGCATCGCCTTGAGGGCAGCCGCGGCAATCGCTTTCTGCAAAGCGGCCGGAAGGCAAGAGGCGGGGTACTCGTAACCGCCTCCCTTGCCCGCGCGCTTGCGGCGCTCCCAGTTTTCCCGGGCTGCCCACAGCTGGATCGCTCGTTCTGTCTTTGGAAATCCCTTGGCGCCGATGCCCGCAATCTCAAGAGCCGTGAGCCACTTGGTCATCGGGCACCCCGCGCACGTCGCTCTTCCGTGGCAGCGAGGTCTGCCAGCTCCGCGGCCTTATCCCTCATTTGCTTGGCACGGATCACGCTTAGATAGCGCTCCTCAACAACTGCCAGACCGGCCCGATCAGGGCCGATTGAGAGCAGCCGATGGTCGCCGGTAACCACCGCCAGGGCGATCAGACGGACCGCGCTGATATTGTGGTTCTCGCGCGCCGGCGAGGTGTAAGCGTTCAGCATATTCTCCGTCACCTCGACCCCCAGGTAGGCGGACATCTCTTGGGCTACCTGGTCGCGCGACTTGCCGCAGTCTGCCAGGGCAACCGAGACCGCCTTGCAGATCTGGGCCTGTAGGGTCGCTGCGCGGATTTCCTCTGCCTCGAACCTGATCGCCACCTCGGGCGCCTCCCAGCTCAACAGGTCGAGGGTGGCGGTGTCGTAGCGCGATTTCACCATATGGCCGCGCCTCCGAATTGATCCCGGTCGACCGTCCTGGGGGATGTGGGGGGAATGACGGCCGACCGGACTTCCCCTATGGTCGCGCTTGGCAGCTCACAACCACCGAGAGGAAGAGGTATGGACAAAGAAGCGTTGGAAGTCAGGAATGTCGCGATCGGGACGGCGCTCGTAGTGAAGGCGATGGTGCGCCTGCTCACAGACGAGAATCCGGCGTTGCTAAACCGTCTCAAGGACGTCCTGGACAGCATGATGGATGGTGATCCGGCGCTATATGGAGCGGCCGAGGTCGCGCACTCGATCATTCAGCGCACTTCCTGATCGAGGGCTTCGTCGATGCAGCGAATTGCCTTCCGGAAAAGGATTGCCGTTTCGCCTTCAGGTTCTTTGCGCGGCTGGCCTGGATAGGGACGAGGACGCGGTGCCGGCCGCTTCTTGCCGCTGTTCATGGGCGCACTTCCTTTTGAACATTACCGGCCCCACGGCCCGTGGTACGCTGGACCTGTCGCGTGGGGTTCAGTCGGTTACCTGCTGCGTCGAACCGCTCGGGAAACAGTCGTTCGACCTTCAGGCCCAGTTCATCCGCGATCGCCTGCTCGAGGTTGGCAGACGGGGTCATCAGCGCATTGCTGACCGCCTGCCTGCAGACGCCCTCTTGGTTGGCGATCTTGGTGATGGAACTGCCCCCTACGCGGAGTCGGTAAATGACCCATGCCCGCCTTTCGGCGGGATTTTTTGGGACGTCTAAGGTTGCGTTCGTGATGGACATGGCAATGAAGATGACACACAAATTCGTGTTTTTCGAGGAAAAAACACACAATTCTGTGTTTCGGAGTTTGGCCTCCAACTCCGATTGCAGGCGATATGCTAACCTGTTGATTTATCCGCTTTTTTCTCAAATCCGAAATTTCGGAGTTAGGATGGTGCGGAATTCGGAGTTTGGATTATGA